AAAAATAAGCAATCACAGTTACTTTCCTTCCAATTTTTACGTATGAAGAACCTAGATTAGTAAATGTACGGCCTGCGCCACTGCCGTCACTTGGCGTCCACGTCCCTTCCTCATAATCATCCAACGTATTAGCATCACTTGCTGCTACGGCAGTTGCAGGGAATGTGATGCCGCTGCCGAGTTGCAGGATGCCGCCGTTAGCATTGCCAACTTGAGTAGCCGTGCCAACTAACAGTCTCCCGCTGGCGTCGATGCGCATGGCTTCGCCCGCTGTGTTACTAGTTTCTTGCCGAAAAACTAGCGGAAGGAAAGTTGAAGCAACATTATTCCCAGAGGCAATACATGGATTCCCTCCAACGACTCCAAGGTGAACATGAGGAGCAAAACCTGAATTGCTGAAAGCGCCTGTTGCAGAGATTGATCCACTAACGTCTAATTTATTATTTGGGCTAGTAGTGCCAATCCCTACAAGTCCTCCCGCTGTTATGCGAAGTCTTTCAGGATATGTTGCCCCGCCGTTATATCCATTAAAGACTAAATCACCATTATTTGCACTTGCTGTAACAGCAGAAATTCTCCAAAAGGTTTCTTTAGCGCCTGAAACGTTAGAAAGTGCAATGCTTGGGCCATAACCAACAGTTGTTGTATCTCCCCTTACTTGCACAAAGCTAGTTGAGCCAGGAGCTCCAGTTGTTGGATCTTCAACAGATACAACCACATGAAGTTTCGTGGTTGGGTTACTAGTCCCCAGACCTACCAGTCCTCCGGAGGTGATAGTAACCCTCGGTGTATTAGTTGTACTAAATTCAATTGCACTTGCTTCTTGCGTTGTGATATTAAAATTACCAGTGCCGCGATGTTTTATCTCTGATGTAGCATTAGCTCCTGTATTATTACGAATAAACCTTACGCCATAATCGGTATAAGTTGTATCACCTACCAAATCAATAAACGCATTACGGTTACCAGTTGCACCAGCGCCGATTTCTACTGTCGCATCTGTTGCATCATCTGCGCCTATTCTTGCAACGCCCGCTACATGCAAAGGTGCATTAGGGTTTGCTGTTTGTATGCCGACAGCCTGCGTAGACGTAATTGTGATAGACCGCGTCCCACCTGAAACAATTGCTAGTGAATCATTTCCAGGGCGGAAAATACCAGTATTGAGGTCATTCGTAAAAGTTAAACTTGGCGTTGCTTGCAGCCCGTCTTCTACTGCAACAATACTGAAATCACCATCTAATTGCCTTAATGTAATCCATGCACTGTTTGCGCTATTGCGTATTTTCAGTAACCCATTTGTTGTGTCTGCCCATAGCTGGTAGGCATACATTGTCGCCGGTTCGCTTGCGCTGCTGTTCAAAGATACAATCGCGCTTAATGCGCTGTTTATATCTGCTCTGACTGCTGCGCCGGTGCCATTGGAGATGATATAATCGTGGGTAGGCATGTCTTGTAGTGGTTGGTGGCTTAATTCTAGCCTAGCTTACCAAACCCATTAGCAATCCAATTAAAATTACGACTTACGATCGTATTGGATGAATTTCTGAACGTCACCGTAAACCCAGTGCCGCTAATGGCGGTGACCGTAAAGAAATCACCGCTAGCCATATTTTGAGCCGTAATGCCAATGCTAGGCAAATAAGCATCAGACGTATAAACGGGTGGACCTGTGAAAAATCTATTGTCAAATGTGACAGTGTAAGCAGTTGCGCCACTAGTGATAGTGCCGTTGCTTTGTTGCGTAGTAGCTATAAATACAGCATCATATCCAGCTTCTAAAACTTGAATACTTTGATCTGTTGAATCAGTTGATAGTTTTAATTGGAACTGGAATGCACGCCCCCTAAAAATGCCAGCACGAAATACTTGGTAGTTTGTCCATGTTGGTGATGCGTTAGGATTATCATTAGTTGATCTAAATAACATTTGAGCGTCTGATTTGTCTGCATTTAGTGCGTCCCAATCTGACCATAAATCAACTAACGTCAGCCTAGTATCTATAGAATCAAGCGGATAATAACCTTTAGTCTTTAAATGACGCCTTAAATTAATTGCATAGGTATTACCTAAATCTAAAATGGTTGGCAATTGGTAGGTGCCAGAGCTTTGCACTGTACCGTTTATTACATCAAATGTAGGCATTAAGTCAACACTAGGCTCTGGGTCAAAAAGGTTAATGCCACTCAATACCACGGCGCTATATTCATCACTATAGAAAGTATTTGTAAAAGTACCTTGAAATGGTGGTGTTTCTAAATCTTCACGTTGTTCTTTTATTATAATATTTCCTATGTTGTCTGGCAGGTCAACTATTACACTTGTTTCATTTACGCTTTTGCGCCCGCCATCATCAACAAATTTAACAAATATCTCACCTTCTATTAACGGTACAATTGCTTCAGTTGATGACCCTGATTTTGCTTCAATTAAGTCAACACTATCAAACCATGACGCGTTGCCGCTATTGTCATTGCTGTGTCTTATATAAATTTGTCCCCCAACTTTAACATCTACATCAACCGACTGATCCCAACGTAATCTTGCTGTATTATCGCTTATCGCTTCTAAAGTTAAATTTTGTACATCCCCAGGCGGTGCCGTTTTACCAACAGCAGTAAAGTTAAGAATTGACGGATCTGATGGTACTTTTAGTGGATTCAAGCTAAATAATTTAATTTCATACAATCCATCGGATGAATCAAATATTTCATAATTCGGCCCAAAAGCTTCTGCTGTGTTCCAATTCCCGTTATTTATTCTATATTGAACTAAGTATTCATTCACACCAACTACAGGTATCCATGTTAGCACTACCTTTACAGTTGCTCTATTTAACGATTCAAATATGACTTCACTTGCTTGTAAGCCCACTGGTGACTGCGGCGTAAACGAAATCGCTGACGTATTAGATTTTGATAATGGCGTGCCAGACTCCACATTTGCGTATTTACCTGAATTGTGCATTAATGCTGTAACAGTATAAGAAACGGCATCGACTTCGCTTACTGATAATACGCGCCATGTAGTTGCTTCTATGGTTGTGTTTTGCAGCATCCAAATGCTATTAACATTTGGCGCTACACTTAAGTTACTGGCTAATGTTATTACGTCCCCAGATATAGATGCTATGGATTTAGTTTCTATGCTTCCGCTCGGCATTACGACCGATAAAGTTGCACTATTGGCGCTTGTGAGATCTGTGTCGTCATCATCATCTACAGTAACAGTTGAAGTCGTTGCAGATTTAATCCTGCCTGCTCGTCTATAAATTGCTTTCAATGGATCAGCAATTTTAATTATTTGTCCAGGTCTTACAATTACGCCTTCCGCAACGCTTGTGGTAAATGAAACTACGTCTGTTTCATTTGTCTCGGTGAAAATAAGCCATCTCCCCATACGGGCTGCTTGGCCACGACTAGTGCAAGCAAAAGCTTGGATTTGAGCAGGTTCCCATCCGTATTTATTGATCCCAGCGGTATCTTCTACTACTTCATAATTTATGCTTTGAGTTGTAAGATCTAAATAACTTACGATAGCAGCAGTATGTCTATTAACTAAACTACTGCCGGCATAACTGAAGCCTTCTTCTGTTACATTAGCTAATGTAAATAAGCAACTCGCATCTGCTGGCGCATCTTGACTTATTACAAGCGAACCAGTAGACCAATACGGCATTACACGCATTACGCTACAAAGATCACTAATTAATTGATAAGCGCTATCTTGGTTTTGGATTAACGCATTACAGCTAAATCTTGGTTCCTGGCCGCCAAACCCATCATCAACTAATGCCGATGCGTATTTTGAAGCTGTATAAAATGAATATGAATCTAACTGGCTGGCAGTTATATGAGCCCCAAGCCCGTATCTAGTATTCGTAAGCAAATCATATAATATCCATGCTGGGTCAGATGTCCATACCTTTGTTGCTGCAAATGTACCATTGAATACATAAGGGCTAGGATAAATTATGCGCCCATTGGTTTGATCAACGGTTACACCAGTAGGAACTTTTACTTTTACTCCACGGATTTTATATGATCGCGATGGTAATGAACTAAAGTTCTCCGCATCGAATCTAATTGTTGCTAAAGCACTGTTTGGGTATCTTAATTTTTGATAGGTTATCTTTTGTAGAAAAGCAAAATAAAATTCATTTATGATAGTTGACGGATTAGTGCTATCTGCGGTGGTTCTACTGATTCTAATATTAATTGGAAATCCTTGACTTGCATCAAAATTAATCCGGTAGTCCCTTTGATATGGATCTGCTGTTCTGCCTGTGATAGTATCAGAAATAAGTTCAACATAATTCGCGCTTGGGTATTGAATTTCAATTTTAAAGCCAAAACTAGAACCTAAAATATCGCCTTGGGTTGTAAACTCCTCAAGCCTTGGCACTGAAATTGTAACAATTACACCATCAGCAGGTCCTGTAATTGTTTGGACTCTAGCAGTAAGAAAATCAACTTTTTGATTTACTTGTACTGGTGTGGATATTTCGCCATAACCAGGGAAATAGGCTTGCGATTGCGTTCCATAGCGGAAATCTACTTTTACATTCTTAAAGTTATAGTCTGTTTCTTGTATCGATGCGATATTGGCATTTGAGTTTAATACTGAAACGTTGTTAAGGTAAATATCCTTTAAAGCCGCAATATTATATGCGTCTGTGCCCTTGGTTAACCCTGCTGCAGATGGAAACCCTTCAATTTCGCCTTCACTAAGCAGATCAATAAATGTAGCGTATTGAGTGCTAGATAATGTGTCGGCTGTCCTAACTGGCACCCTTGGAGTAGATGCTTCTGTTTGTTGTATTTGCTGGATATAGTTAAGATATACAGCTTGATCTTTTGGTTTTAATGTATAAGCAAAAAAGACCTCTTCAGGGGTAATAGGCATTAAATTAACTCCAA